AACCACAAACGAAACAACCCAGCACATTAATTCTCTAACTACTGCGCTTTCCAATGCGATAGCAGCAATCGCTGCTATATCAAGTGGCACATCAACAACAACAGATGCCACCAGCGGAGAAACTACCACTGCACAAACCTGGCCTGGCGCACCTGACTGGGTAAAGAACTTTGAAGACTATCGCAAGTGGTTGGCCCAGAAGTCAGCAACCTCTGGGTTCATTTCAACGATTGGCACCTCGACCACTGGCATGACACTGGACGACTACGTCGAGAATATAAAGGTTACGGTACTGGGCGGCGGATAAATGGCAACATACCAAAAGGCTGATCCTGTTCAGATCATTAGACGTTGTCAGGATCTCAAGGAAAAGAGATCTAACTGGGACAACATCTGGCAAGAGGTCGCACATTTTGTGCTACCCACGAAAGCTGACTTCATTGCTACTCGCGAGAAAGGATCAAAGCGTGATGAAGATCTGTACGACTCTACTGCGGTTACTGCAAATCAAACTTTAGCGTCTGGTCTGCACGGTGCGTTGAGCGCACCGTCCGGCAGATGGTTTCACATACGCTTTAGGGAAGAGGCACTCAACGACTCTGACGAGGCAACTGAGTGGTTGGAAGATTCCATCGATCGGATGTACAAGGCATTAGAGGAATCAAACTTCAACAGTGAGATTAATGAGGTCTACCTGGATCTGTGCTGCTTTGGCACTGCTGCCATGATGGTGGAACCGGCGACCCAGGATGACAAGTTTAATTTCCGCACGATACATCTATCAGAGATCGCAATCGCGGAAGATGTCGACGGAAGGATCGACACCGTTTACCGTAAGCTGAAATTCTCTGCCCGCCAGGCGACGCAACTATGGCCTGACGTTGACCTGGGTGATTCCATTAACCATGCGATGGATAACAAACCCGACAAAGAATTTGAATTTGTCCACGCTGTCTATCCACGAACAGGCATTCCCGAAACAGGTGAGCTGACCCAGCCAGAACTCAGACCGTGGGCATCGTGCTGGGTTGCGGTCAAAGACCAGAAGATGATCGAGGAAGGGGGTTACTACGAAAATCCCTGGATGGTTCCACGCTGGTCGAAACTGTCCGGCGACGTGTACGGATTCAGCCCAGCCATGATGGCACGGGCAGACATCCGCACACTCAACGCAGCAAAACTATTTGAGATGCGGGCCTGGGAGAAATCAATTGATCCCCCAACACTCGCAAACTACAACGGCATCATCGGTGACCTACGCCTGGATCCAGGTGGACTAACCTACGTCCGTGACATCAACGGCATTCGACCGTTTGAGAATGGAGCGCAGTGGCAAGTCTCTCAAATCAAATCTAATGAAATCGTCACCAACATAAGGCGAGCATTTTTCAACGACCAACTCCAGCTGCACGAAGGTCCGAACATGACCGCAACGGAAGTCCGTGCCCGCATGGAACTCATGCAGCAGATTCTCGGACCCGTGGTAGGACGCTTACAAGGCGAATTACTAAATCCGTTGGTGCAGCGAATTTTTATGATCATGTTCCGCAATGGTCAGTTCATGGACCCCCCAATAGCATTGGTCGAAGGCGGCAACAAACTCGATGTCGAGTATGTCTCGCCCCTGGCCCGCGCACAACGCATGGAAGAGGTCTTTGCGGTCGAGCGTTGGTTTAATCAATTAATGCAAATGGGGCAGGCAGATCCTACGGTCATGGATGTCATCGACTTCAGAACAGTTGGTCGCATGTTGGCGAAACGACTGGGTGTACCAGCTGACGCGATGAAGTCTGAAGAACAGATGGAAGAGATGCAGATGCAACGTGAGCAGGCAGCACAGGCTGAACAGGCAGCTATGGCGCAGCAGCTGGCACTCGAACAGGGGCAACAGTCAGCACAGGTCGCAGGCGCAGTCGGAGAAGTTGGACCCGAAAACGCAGAGGCAGTGATGCAGGGGCTTAGAGCGGTTTGACCGACAAAACATTCGAGAACACTTGGAAAAAATTGATGGACTCGCCTGACGGTGAGGTCATCCTGAGAAATTTATTGGAGATGTATTCACTCCGTACATCACATGTGCGGGGAGATCCTTACGAGACAGCGTTTCGTGAGGGACAACGCGACGTAGTTAATTTTCTTTTAACCTTGGTCCGTGAACCGGGCAACTAGGGAGCAAAAAAATGGCAGAAAGCGAAAGCATCTTATCTCAGGAAACAACTGAACCAGTTATCGAAGACACCAGCGGCGGCACCTGGCGTGAAGTATTGTCGGAAGACTTACGCAATGCAGGCGCACTGCGCGACATACCGGACGTTGAAACTTTAGCGAAGGCATACACCGACGCACAATCTTATGTCGGCGGCAGTATCCGCATTCCGACTCCAGACTCCACTGAAGAAACGTGGAAAGATTTTGTCGAGAAAATTGAGACAGTTGAGGGTGTTGGTTTTGTTCCAACCTCTGAATCAGAAGATTGGGAATGGGATAACCACTTCAACACATTGGGACGACCGGAAACTGTAGAGGATTACAAAATCGAACGTCCTGAGTATGCGTTAGAGAATCCAGATGCAGAGGCGGGACTACTCGCCAAGGCGCACGAACTGGGACTCAACAGCAAGCAGGCATCTGGCCTGGTGAACTGGATGAACGACGGGCTGGTCAACATGGGTCGGCAGGGTGAGGTATCGCAAGAACAAGCGGTGTCTGCTTTGCAAACTGAGTGGGGCCAGGCATTTGATGCAAAGATAAATGATGCCAAGAATGCGGTCACTGCTTATGGTGGTGACGACCTGGTGAACGAACTGAATGCCAGTGGCCTGGGCAACAACGTCGCTCTAGTCAAGGCATTCGCGGAGATAGGCAAAGGATTGTCAGAGAACCCAGCTATGAATATGGGCGACCAGAAGAATGCGCGACAAACTCCAGCCGAGGCTCGCGAACAGATAAATGAAATTGTTGCGAACCCGGACCATCCTTATAACGATGACGGACATCCGAATCATCGGTACGAGGTTGATCGGGTTTCAAAGTTGTATCAAACCGTTTATGGCACTGGCGATGAACCTGATATGTTTGAGCAGAAATTTGCAAGTGCTGCTGGATAACCGCAAGGCCCAGTAACCCGCAACGGGTAGTTGTCGACGACGGTCGTTAAACGCAGATGGGTCCATTATGGGCAGCCCGTCGAATGGATACCGGCACAACAGCCGGTTTTTTTAATTTCATTCGAGGAAAACTCTAATGGCTTACACGGGTACAAAATGGTATGCACAGGCATATCAAGATGCCGTTATGCAGCTTGCCCAGCAGAAGGGTTCGACCTTGCGGAATCTTGTCTGGACGAAAGAAGCAAACTCCGAAAAGGTCAACTTTGAACGCTTGGCGAGTACAGCAGCGGTAGCTAAAACTACTCGTGCCGTGACAACCCCGAACGTAGAGATGGTGCATGACCGCAGGGTCGTGACGCTCGTCGACTACCACTGGGCGACACAGCACGATTGGTTTGACGATGTTCGTATGTTGGTTGATCCCAAAGGTCCGTACACCGAATCTGGTGCATGGGCAATGGGTCGGGCAATTGATGATCTCATTATCGCAGCTGCGCGAGGTAACGCAGTCGATGGTGCGGCGGCTAACGTAGCACTCCCAGCTGGACAGAAGATTGTTGAGTCTGGTACTGCGGGTATGACCCTGGCGAAGATTCTCCAGGCGAAACGACTTATGGATGCTGCTGAAGTTGAGTCCAATGATCGTTACTTTGTTCTTGGCGCAAGACAGTTGGAAGACCTGTTGGGTGTGACGCAAGTTACATCTGCTGACTATGCTGCGGTTAAAGCATTGGTCCAGGGCGAAATTGACTCCTTCCTGGGGTTCAAGTTCATCCGGTCTGAACGTCTGCCAATTGCATCCAGCAAACGATTCTGTCTCGCTTTTCAAAAACGTGGTCTTGGTCTTGCCATCGGTAAGAACATGATGACGAAGATTGATGAGCGTCCAGACATCTCCTATGCCTGGCAGGTTTACATGGGTTGGTCCATGCAGGCGACTCGCGTTGAAGAAGTGCGGGTTGTTGAAGTGGGTGCCCACGAAGCCTAACGCATAAGCGTAAGCAACTGAGGAAGGGGGTCTACGGACCCCCTGACTCTTTAGGAAACAATCATGCCAAAAGTTGGAAACAAACATTTCTCTTACACCAAGAAAGGTAAGGAAGAGGCTAAACGCTATGCCGCTCGTACAGGTAGATCTGTAGGCGGGATGCGAACACGCAGCACCATGAGTCCAAGCAAGCGAAAAAAGTAAATGGCATTCTCAAAACTCTCTCTCATAAATGATGCACTGACTCACCTTGGTGCAAACCGTATTGTGTCGCTCACTGACGGGTCCACTGAATCCGCTGTGATGAATCAGATTTATGACGGTGTCCTTGATTCCGTTATGCGGGCCTATCCTTGGAATTGTCTGATCACTCGCACACAGTTAGCCGCATCTACTACGACACCGGCATTCCAGTTCGATTACCAGTATCCATTACCGACGGACCCTTATTGCATACGGGTGTTGGAGATGGAAGAAACACGAGCGGATGATCTCTGGAAGATAGAGGGTCGCAACCTTTTAACTGACGCATCGACGTGCAAGATCCGTTACCTTGGTCGTCCTGATGATGTGGGCAACATCGATGGACTCCTGGCAGCTGCGATCAGTGCCCGCCTGGCGGCAGATTCTGCGTATACCCTGGTGCAGTCCAACGCTCTAATGCAAAGCATGTGGGCACTGTACCAACAGAAAATGGAAGAGGCTCGAATCGTTGACCAGGTGGAGTCCAGTCGCGACTACTGGATTAACACACAGCTTGAACAAGTACGGTCGGGGATCTCAACTGCGGGAATTCGATACGGCAGAGCATGGTGGTAGCTAGTGGCACGAATTAGCCACATCCAAACAGATTTTCTGAGCGGTGAACTCTCACCGATACTAAGAGGTCGCGTTGATACTGAGCGGTACGGTAATGCTGTCAACACTTGTGAGAATTTCATTATCAATCCGCACGGTGGTGTCGAGCGTCGAGGGGGCACCCATTACGTTGCAGAGGTCAAGACATCTGCTAACGTAACACGGTTGATCAGGTTTGAGTTCAACCGAACACAGTCCTACGTTCTTGAATTTGGTAATCTGTATATCCGATTCTTTTCTCAGAATGGACAGGTGTCATCAGGCGGCAGCCCATACGAAATTGTCTCGCCTTATACAACCGCGCAGCTGGACGAGATCCAGGTCGCGCAATCAGCTGACACGATGTATATCGTTCATCCTGACGTGGCACCCAGGAAGTTGGTACGCACCAGTAATACCAGCTGGGCATTGACAGCACCATCTTTCACTGCGCCCAAGTGGGACGCGACAGACAAGTATCCACGAGCGGTTACGTTCCACCAGCAACGACTTTGGTTCGGCGGCACCGACGCAAAACCACAGAGCATCTTTGGTAGCAAGACTGACGAGTTTGAGAATTTCACACTTGGCACTAATGATGCTGATGCCCTCGAATACGCCATTGCCTCGTACAAGGTCAACCAGGTGCAGTGGATGTCATCAACTGAAGTGCTGCTGGTCGGCACAGCTGGCGGCGAGTTCAAGGTGACAGGCGGCAATGCCGCACTAACCCCCTCGAACGTCCAGGTCACCAGGCAGACATCTTACGGTGGTAAGAACGTACAACCCAGGCACATTGGTTACCAGACGATATTCATTCAAGGCACAGGCACTGCGGTGTGGTCTTACGAATACACCTGGGACCAGGACGTTTATGAATCCGAAGACTTGACCTTTCTTGCTGAACATATCGGCAACAAGGGTATCAAGGACATGGCATATCAAATGGTGCCTAACTCGATCCTGTGGGTCGTCCTCAATGACGGCACCCTTGGGGGTATGACCTATGACAAGGGACGCAAGATCGTGGGCTGGCACCGACATACAACGGATGGCACGTTCGAGTCAGTAGCGGTCGTGCCCCAGGCAACAGCTGACCAGGTGTGGGTAATCGTCAAGCGCACTGTCAATAGCGTGGTCAAGCGTTACGTTGAATATATCGATCCTAATCTTCACGTTGATTCGGCATTAACATACTCAGGGTCTGCGGTTACCACATTGAGTGGCTTAACGCACCTGGAAGGTAAGACGGTGTCCATCCTGGGTGACGATGCGGTCTATCCTGATGCAACGATCTCAAGTGGTGCCCTTACAGTTGCGACATCTTTTGTGAAAGCGGATGTTGGTTTGAAGTTCACCAGTACCCTGGAAACGCTGCCGGTCGAGGGGGGTAGTTCAGCTGGATCCGCACAGGGAATTCAAAAGCGATTCAATGAAATCTATGTTCGTTTGCACGAATCCTTTTACCCGAAGATCAACGGCATCATGCCGCCGGTCAGGTCACCAGCTACCGGCATGGGTACATCAGAACCAAAAACCACAGGTGATGTTCGCGTGAAAAATGAGGGTTATGACCTTGAAGGAAAAATAACAGTTACCCAGGATCTGCCAGGACCGACTCATGTCCTATCGTTGTTCGGCACTCTGTCGGTATCGGGGGGTTAGCGTATGGCATGGTGGGTAAGTGCGATTGCGTCTGTAGCTGGCGGCTTGATGGCAAACAGCGCGTCAAAAAAAGCAGCCAGGCAAGCAATAGAAACCGGCACAGCGAATGCTGCGGATCTGCGTCGCATCAGTGGGTTGAATGCAACTGAGATAAAACGAATGGCAGGCTTAAATGCTGAGTCCATTCTGACGACTGCTGATCTTAATTCTTCATCGATTATGGAAGTTGCCAACGCTAATGCACAGGCGCAACTTTCTACTACGACAATGAACATTGGTTTGGCGGCGACAGAGAATGTGGAACTGTTGCGGCGACACAAGTTAAAAGAAATTTCACATCTTTCCACCATGCGGGCGACTTACGGTGCCAGTGGTGTTTGGGTAGGCCAGGGATCGCCCATCGAGGTCATGGATGATGCTGTGGCTACCAGCTACGGTGAGCGGCAGTACATGGCGAACTACGCGACTAAGCGTTTACTAATGATGGGGCACCAGGGACTGTCGGCGGCTAACATCACAATGCTTGATGCGAACAGTCGTTCAAAACTGTTGCTACAAACCGCTGCACTCCAGGCGAGTATGACGAAACAGAACGCTGCAAGTCGTGCAACCACAATGCTTAATGATGCAGAGGCGAATGCACTCTCACTCGAACGGGGTGGGCAGATGATTGCAACGACTCAAAGAGCGCAAGGAACAGCCAGTCTTATGAGTGGAATTTTGGGCGGCATAAATACTTATTTGAAATATAACCCATGAGAATTCCCAAGTGGCAGACAATGGTTTCGGCATCGCCTGGGTTTCAGTACAGGGCGCAGCTGCGGGCACAGCCTGGTGAGGCACGACCTGTCCTGGGTGAAACCTATCTTCAAAATCCCCGCGCTGGGTTTGATGATATTAACTTAGCGGTCGCAGCTGCGGGTAGTGGTAAGTATCTTGCCAGTGCAGTTTCCAAGGGTCTACAGGATATTGGTAACACATTAGCGACGTTAGAGGCTGAAGATCAGCTGACGAATATGTCGTCGGAATTTCAGTTGGAGATTGGTTCTCAACTGAGTGATCTGACGGAGCAGAAAATTTCCGAACCAACTGTTGATTGGTTCAACGGGAAACCACAACCTGGATTATTGCCTGCGTATAAAAATTCTCTAACAACCTTTACTACCTGGATAAATAATAGAAGGGACTACTACGCAAAGAAGATGACCAACGGAGTTGCGCGACGTGCTTTTCTAAAAGGCAGCTCCAATGATGTGGCCCAGGCAATAGCCCAAGCTGCATCAGTCAATCGTAAGCAACAGATCCGTTGGATGCAGGGGAATCTATATAGGACCGCTGAGAATCTTCAGAACCCGGATGATCTAGATGCGTTGTACAAGTCCCCCCTGGCGAACACGATTGTCACTGCACAACAATTAAAGACACTTATTGAGGGACGCAAAAATAGATTAGCGATGGATGACGCCGCTAGGAGACTTTTAACGGCTAACCATGAAGTGACCGGCAGTATTGAACAGTTGGAACAGTTTCGTCGCGGTTTAGTTGATGGTATGGATTACCAAGAAGGGGCGCGGGCTACGGACCCGGATGCTCCAATAGGGGAGCGGGAATATACATATAACCCTAATCCGTATCATAAATTGTACTCACCAGCACAATTACTTGAACTCGATACTAAAGCGGCAAGGATGATCAAGGCCAGAGAGGATGCTGATGATCTAAGGCTGGAACAGAATTTTTCTGATGCAATCGTTGGGATACATGACAACCCTTACGCTCCAGAATACAACCGTGATGCTCTTCATGCGAAGGTAGAAAGTGGTGACCTTGATCCTAAAGATCTTCCAGCATTACTCACTGCGCGGAAAAATGCTATTGCGTTGAAAGGTGTGACGGTCGAGTCGAATCCAAAACTACTAACGGAAATCTTGTCGAACATTAGCGATCCAGAACATACCGTTGCGTTTATTACACAACACCCGCAGTTGTCTGAAGGTAATAAACAAACTTTGAACGCTGCCAGGCAAGAGTACAACCGTACATCTGTCGACTGGATGTCAGCTGATAACCCTGACGGACATTTAGGCAATAAGGCAGTTTACTGGTTGGGCAAGGCATACAACTACACACCTGGCATGTTCCAAATAGGTGCGCCAGGAAGGCAGAACGCACAGAACGAAGATGACTTTGCTAGGGCACTGGCAGAACTCCAGAACATGGTTGTCGGTTGGAGAGAGGCAGGCATCCCAAATAAACAAATATTAAAAAACGCATTCGACCATGCGTTCGGTGAATTCAAAAAACTAAAGATTGATACAAAAGTTAGTGCGGTTACAGATCCCGATACACCTTCCAGACCCGTTCAGCACGAAGGGACTCAAGAGCAGTACGAGGCATGGAAGGTTTGGGCTATTGATAACAAACGCTACAGTCCTGATGGTAAATCAGCTATGACCTGGGCGATGTTAATGACCATGCCGCCTGGTGCGACACGGGATACGGTTGCTCAAGGGTTTTTAGAACACGGATGGGTACTTCCCGACGGGTTTCACGGTCAGCTTAATGATATAGATCAACGGATAAAAGATGCGAAAGAACAAGGTCGATGGGGCAAAGCATGGATTCTTGAAAACGTACCAGGCTTTATGCACGGGTACGACGACTAATGGCAGATAACACAGAAATTTTAGGTTCGCTCGATGCAGTGTCTTTAACCGAACAAGGGTTAGCCGAAGGGGAACGCATTCGTACCAGCACGAACCCCATCAATCCTGACACACGTTGGCGCAATACGTTGGATGGGATTGTTGCGCGTAATAAAGACACCAATGAAATAATGAGTGCGTTTGTTCACACTCTCAGTAATGACGATGTGGTCATAAAAGAAAATGAGCTAAAACAAGAGGCGGGCTGGATTGAGGCAAGTCGAATTCTGCACAGGGAAAACACGGGCAGTGATTTTACGGGTGATGATGAAGCGGCAGCGCAGTACGGCATTGATGAGATGAGTCGCTACAACTACAAATGGTTTTCTCCCGAGTGGACCCCCTGGAGCGATGACGATACCAAAGGGTTGGTCGGTTACCTGATGGACGTGGATAAGTTCTCCGACAACGGGAAGCTGGCCTTCTTCTTATTATCAGAAGCCTACCAGGAAAAAGATATGACCTGGGCTGGTTGGGGTCGGGCTGTGAAAGGTATTGCGGGTGATCCTACCAGCTGGGTTGGTTTGTCTGCACTTGCATCCTTCAGCGCAAAGTTAGCCGGTCGGCAGCTGGTCGGTGAAGGTGTGCGACTGTCAATAAAGAATACAGCTGAGAACATCATGTCCAGGCACGGTCTAAAGGTCGGTATGACAGAGGGTGCTTTGTATGGGGGTGGTGATTCAGTTATGCGTCAGCAAGTTAAAGCAGATCTGGCAGATCAGGAATTAGATATTGGTGATTTCCTAAATCTTGAAACTGGTCTTGCCACTGCTGCTGGTAGCTTATTGGCTGCTGGACTTATAAAGGCACCAGCTGCGGGTTCATTCGCGTACCGTAAATATGCTGACTTTATTAATGAGCATATGGACCCATACGCAATGAACATGGGGGCGTGGTTCCACGGCACAGGAAATAGGTGGCGTCCAGAATCTTATTACCCGTTAGGTCGGCCTCACACAAAACATATAGACACTGGTATGGGTAACCAGGCGATGGGGTGGGGATTGTATTTCACTGAAAGTGAGAGCATGGCAGGCAACTTCCAACCCCGTGATTTTGGAGTTGAAGAAGCAATAGTCCTCAAACTCGATGAGGCAGAGGCAGCTGACGACTGGCTGATGACGAGCATTTGGGAAGAGTTGGAAATGCCGGACGGTGCAGAAACAATTAGAAACAATCTTGCAGATAATCCACAACTATACGGAGCAGAAGAAACAGCAAAGATAAATGAGGCACTGGCGTATTACGATAGTTTAGAAAAATCTACTGGCATGTATACGATGGACATCCCTGATGCAGACATCGATCAATTCCTTAATTGGAATGCGCCCTTGGCAGACCAGCCACACATCCTGTCAAAACTAAAAGTGATGTTCGACCAGGCAGTGAATGTTGCTGATCCAGATTCTGTTTGGCTTCAGCGGGCACTGGGTCCAGAAAAAATAAAGGATATGACGGGTGGAGAGTTATACGTCTTCATCAGAGATCTGATTGGCCTCGACAGTCGTCGCGATGGGACCAACAACCCTAACAGTTTAGACGACTTAAAAAGGTCACAAAAACTTACGTCGGAATTCTTAGAAGAAGCGGGAATCTCAGGACTTACATACCAACTAACTGACAGTTACGATGACAGTTTGCGTAACATGGTTGTATGGGACCAGTCACTGTTAGATCGTTCTAAGGTTGTTCGCAGTACATTCCGTAACGATCTGGAACCTGGAACAGTCGAAGCACTCATCAAGCGGTTCCCACAAGCTGAACCATTGATACCTTACCTATCGGCACAGGAAGTTCAGATGCTAGATCGGCAGGGTGGTAAACAGCTGATCAATAATACGCTGGCACTGGTCGAGCAATTTGATAAACAGGGCATGGCATCGGAGATGGCAGACGTTGCTCTGGCGGGATCTGCCAAGCGAGGCTGGTATCAGAAATCCGGTGAACAGTTGGGCCATGTATTCGGTGATGACTTCCCCAGGTTCGCAGCGTTGCTGTCTGCGACCTCTCCACAACTTGGGGTTAAAGAGAATTTAATCAATGCTCTGAATATCTGGAAGAACTGGGACGCAGCGGGTCGACCGACCGACAGAGATGCAATCATCAATATCATGGGTGATTCGGTCCAGGGAGAGAGGGGTGTCGACAGTGTATTGCCTGGATGGATCAACAACTCTGTGACTGCTTTAACTTCAACCTCTGACGACATCATGTTGTCAGGGGGTAAGGTCGACAGCTTTGTCAGGAACATCATGGGTGATGCGGATGCCGTGACCCTGGACAGCTGGATGGCACGGTACTTTGGAATTGATCAAAATCAACTCCAACAAAGTTGGAAAGAATCTTGGGCCAGTAACCCAGGCAAGAATAAGAGTTACATGGCACTGTCTGTTATGACTCGAAAGGCAGCTGAGATACTTAGTGAGTCCACAGGTGAAAAATGGAAACCAGCAGAGGTCCAAGAAACAGTCTGGTCCTATGTGAAAGTAATGGTAGAGATGAAACGAGCCGGTGACGCACGTTCAATAGAAGACATTATTCGGTCCGGTGATCTTACTGATGAGGTTATACGGGGTGCCGACGATTTTGCTACACTACTGGGGTCGGAAGACATCAAACCGATTCTAGAGGGAACACAATATGGCGAACGACTTAAAGGACTTGCTGATCGAGACAGGGCAGCAGAACGCTTTGCGAGCGGCACAGAAACGCAAGGCAGTGGAGGACATACTTCTACGCCCCTCGATGCTCAAAATGCTGGACGAATTGGTGACAGACTTAGCCAAGGAGTCACCCCATGACAATACGGAACCCACTAGAGATGGGGCCGGAGAATGATCCACCGCCCATAACTCCTGACCCTAACCAGGTCACAGAACAACCAACCGAAGCCCCCGCACTAGCGGGGGTTTCTGATTCTACAGGCGAACAATCTGTATTCACGGGTGAGGGAGATACCCAGGTTGCTGGCTTGATGGATGCGATTACTAATCGGATCACAAGGCCAATAAGATCGATATGGGAAATTCGTGGTGCGGGGGGTGCGAACTTACCCAAGGCACTTCAGCTAAAGGTAAAGAGGGGAGAGAAGTTATTCACTTTTAGAAAAAGTAAAACAGAAGATGGTTACGTTGACCCAGATGATTTAACAGCTGCTCGTGCCAGGGAACTTGCAGATGAATACGATGCGATCTTGCTGGACTCTTCAACGAAAGAGTTTGACCTTGACCAGTCCATTCATCTGAACGCAGATAACTTTGCGATAACGGGTGACTTTGAAAGAGCGCACCAGGGGCTGACAGAACATTACCGTAAGTTGATTGATGATGCACGACGGGGGGTTGTGTCTGATGAAATAACTGAGTCACTTGCCAGGGCACTGTCAGACGATCCCAAGTTCATTCGAGAGTTCTTAGAAAGAAGTCAGGGGCAAGCGCATCCAGCTGCTGAGAACCTTGCGGCTCATAAAATATTAGAGGCATCAGCACGACGACTTAGAGAGACTGCAATATTCATGCGTCGTCACGCGACGGGTGATCAGTTAATGGTCGCGCAGTTAGAGTTTCTTCAGCAGTGGAATTTTCATAAGAATTGGCTGGCGCAATACATGGGTGCCAGGGCAGAGGCTGGACGCTCACTGCGGGCATTTAGGGGAGATCAGACACTGGGTGCTGATGTTCCAATCCGTAATCAACGGATGGAAGAAATGCTGAACCATTGGGGTGCCGGTATGAACCTCGAACAAATGGGGGATCAGATCATTTCCGGTGATTCCCTGGTAGGTATTAACGGAATAGTTAATGCTAAGAAGCAAGGTGTCAGTAGGTGGGGCGCAGCTTTTTCAGAAAACATGATTGGTTCAATTCTCTCTGGATTCTCGACCGCATCGGTTAATGTGTTTGGTAATGCAATGATGGTCGGCAGACATATGGGGAATGTTGCTATCGCATCCAGGCTGGGCCGGTGGACGATGGTGGGGGAAAATGAGAACCAGCACCAGGTCGGTGAGGCACAGGCATATTTATTTGGTATGTTGATGTCGATGAAAGATGCGGGACGGGCTGCATTAATCTCAATGCGTACTACGGAACCCTACGGGGGCAGTGCCAAGTTCGAGGGCACCAGGGATAAAGCAATATCTGGTAGGGCGTTGAAACTTGGTGGGCCGGTTGGATGGATTGCGGATGTGTATGGACATATTGCGCGGGCACCAATGGAACGTATCCTGGGTCCGACTGATGCGTTCTATAAGGTTATCGCTGAACGGGGCATGTGGGCGCAGATGGCATATCGCCAGGCGAGAAAAGAACAACAGGCGTTTGGTTTGTCTGGTCCAGAATTTTCATCTCGACTCAGAGAGATTTTAGATAACCCAACTGAAGAGGGATTGTTACGGGCAGTTGAGCATGGGGAGTACCAGACGTTCACGAATCCATTAGGTCAGTTTGGTCGTGACATGCAAAAAATAATTAACTTTGCAACCGTCTTTAAGTTATTGGTGCCTGTTTACAGAACACCTGCAAATATTTCAAAGGTTGGGTTTATGGAAGACAGCCCGCTAGGGTTTGCGTTTCCATCTCAACGAGAAAAGTTGTTCCCAACTATTCAGCCTGGGAATAAGAGTCTAACCCCACTTCAGATCGAAGACGCTGAAATGGCGCGGTCCAGAATGATGATGGGAATGGGCATTATGGCCTGGATGGCACTGACTGCCTGGGCCGGGGATCTCACGGGCAGCGGTCCTTCAGATCGTCACCAGAGGAACGCACTAAGGACTGGGAACTGGGCACCCAGGTCGTTGGTTATCGGACGTGATGAACACGGCAACCCGATCAAGTTCAGAAGTTTTGACCGGATGGAACCGTGGTCACTGACCATTGGTGCAGTTGCTGATTTTACGGATGTTATAAAAGTTGCCCAGTGGATGGATCTAGATCAAACGCAAATGGACTTAATTTCTGACACAGGTGCAGCTTTGACTGTGGCAGTTACTGAGAACACATTAAACAAGTCTTACATGCGCGGCATCAATGAGGCGATGGATGCGTTGTATGAACCCGATAGGTTTTGGGTGAGATGGGCAGCGGGTATGGTCAATGCTCAAATACTATTGTCAGGATTGCGAAGAGATGCCCGCAAATTAGAAGACCCGTAC